TGGGGAGAAAGCCTAAAGAAAGGAAGTACGTTAAACCTACTGATGGTCGAAAGAACAATGGTAGAAAGAAAGGTGATAGAGTTAATAAACCTATTACAGCAACTCCTAGAGGTTTAAATAAAGCTAAGAAGGATAGGGTACATATCTATGCTTTAAACGCAATGAGGGAAGTCTTTGGGTCTGAAGAGAAGGCCTGGGAATCACTAGCGGAGAAAGCTAAAGATTCATTTCCTCACCTTAAATTACTATTTGAATATAAGTATGGTAAACCTGAAGATGTAGGTATTAATGAAGGTAGACCTAAAGTTAATATCAATATTAAGAATCTATTTGCAGGGAACCAAGATGAGGATAAACCTGATATAATTGATGTAACGGAGGAGGAATGAAAGTGCTAGAATTATTTGCAGGTAGTAGGTCTATAGGTAAGGTTGCTGAAACTTTAGGTTATGAAGTGTTTAGTTCGGACCTAAATGATTTTGAAGGGATTGATTATGCTGTTGATATACTTGATTTTGATATAAACAAAGTTCCTTTTACTCCTGATATAATATGGGCTTCTCCACCTTGCACAACATATTCAGTTTCTGCAATATCTCATCACAGACCTCATAATAAGGAGATGAGTGATTTTGCTAAGAAGAGTGATTTAATAGTTAAAAAGACTATTCAGATCATCAGGGAGTTAAAACCTAGATTTTGGTATATAGAGAATCCTAGGGGAATGTTAAGGAAACAACTCTTTATGGAAGGATTGCCTAGGACCACTATTTGGTATTGTAAGTATGGTGAGAATAGGGCAAAACCAACAGACATATGGAGTAACAATATAAGGAATCTAATTAATCCTGATGGATGGCAACCTAGACCAGAATGCTTTAATGGTAATGATAAATGTCATCACGACAAACAGCCAAGAGGTTATGCAGCTAAAAAAAAATCTGGAGCTCTAGGTAAAGGAACTCAAGGAATGAAGAATAATTATGAACGCAGTAAAATACCTGAACAATTATGTCTAGAGATACTGAAGAGTATTTAGTCAAAAAGATACCATATGATTTTTGGAATTATGGAATCAATCCAATATTAGGTTATAGATATCAACCTGATGGTAAAGGTCTACCTGCTAGTATAAGGTCAGGTTATATAAAAGTAAATGAACGCACCGAAATTAAATAGTAAATATCAAGCATTAGGTAATGACAGTAGGTACTTTGTAGTTACCGGAGGTCGAGGTAGTGGTAAGTCTTTTGCTATTGGTTCCTTCTTGGCATTACTAACTATGGAGCAAGGGCATAAGATATTGTTCACCAGGTATACAATGTCTTCAGCATCAACTTCTATTATTCCAGAGTTTATAGAAAAGATAGAGTTGTATGGTATCTCTGAACATTTTAGGATAACTAAAGATGAGATACTAAATATGTCCACAGGGAGCTCTATTATATTTAAAGGTATCAAAACATCAGCAGGTAATCAAACTGCAGCCCTGAAGTCTCTACAAGGTATTACAACGTTTGTATTGGATGAAGCAGAGGAACTTGTTGATGAGGATTCATTTGATAAAATAGATCAGTCTGTAAGGGCTAAAAATAAACCTAATAGGATTATACTTATATTGAATCCTACTACAAAGGAGCATTGGATATATCAAAGGTTCTTTGCCTCCAAAGCTGTTAATGGTGGATTTAATGGTTGGAAGGATAATGTAACTTATGTGCATACTACATTCAAAGATAATCTAGAACATCTATCTGATTCATTCTTATTACAGATAGAGGAGATTCGTAGACGTAGGCCAGATAAATATAATCATCAGATACTTGGTGGATGGTTAGATAAGGCTGATGGTGTTGTATTTACTAGATGGTCCGTTGGACCTTTTAATGAGTATTCCCCTTATATATTTGGGCAGGATTTTGGGTTTTCAGTTGACCCTACAGTTTTACTTAAAGTAGCTATAGATAGGGATAGGAAGAAGATGTGGTTAAAGACTATGTATTGTAAGGTAGGTTTATCTACTAAAGAGATTGGTGAACTCAATAGGAGACACGCTAAAGAAGATATTATAATATGTGATAGTGCTGAACCTAGACTACTCCAGGAGCTCAAGGTATATTGTAATGTAAAACCTGCAATAAAAAAACAAGGTAGTATCTTAACAGGTATTGCACTTATTCAGGATTATGATTTGATTATTGATCCTGACTCTTTAGAACTTATTAAGGAGTTAAACAATTATGTATGGCATAGTAGAAATGAAAGGCCAATAGATAAATGGAATCACCATATGGATTCCCTCCGTTATGGAGTTCAATACTTCCTTGCAAATGCAAACAGAGGGAGTTATGTTATTCGATAGTGTAAACCTCTTACACTTTACAGTTTCTTAAACATAGTGGGTTATGATTTACTAAATCACTTTCTTAAACATAGTGGGTTAAAATATTTTTTACTTTCTTAATCCAGGATCAATCCAGGCAGACTTATCCTGGATTATAAACAGTGAGCTCTTAAACATAGTGAGCTCTTAAACGCAGTAGGTTTATTAAACATAGTAGGTTCTTAAACGCAGTAGGGTTTTACCTTTTGATTTCTATTTATTCAGGTTTTATGCTTTGCAAGATTTCAAATATTGATATCAAAAAAAATTGTGTTTATACTTGCATATTAAAAAAGTTTTATGTATTCGCGTACGTTCCTTAATTATATAGGGAAAAAAGATTTTTATATTTATTAACGGTTTTGTTAATTATTATTTATATATTTGAATATTATTAACAAAAATAGAGGCTACTAATCGTTAGATTTTCGTTGAGTAACTGAACAAGACAAAAGAGATTAAGCCTCTATTATATAAAAACTATATAAAAATGATACATATATTAAAAACACTAAACTTTTTTACAACTGCTTTCTGTGGTTTATTCCTTATATATATTATAGGGCAAATTATCAGGGGCTTATTTATTAACCTTTAAATTTTAACAAATGCAAAATATATCGAAAGAATTAATAAAGACTTACAAAGAACTTGATAAGACTTTAGACCTAATGCAAAAGGAAAAAGGTGTCACGCCTTTTATTTTTAATAAGGTTTTGAATACTAGGTCAAGCATTCATACTATGATTATTGACTCATTAGATAATTTAAATTATAACGACATAACAAAAACACTAAATAAAATAAAAAAATGAATATAAAACAATTACTTAAGGAAATGCAAAGCGGTAAAATCTTTACTGCTGAATTTATCAAAAAGGATAAGACAAAAAGGGTGATTAATTGCCGTACTAATGTTTCAAAATATGTTAAGGGTGTAGGCTTAAGCTTTGACCCAATGGCTAAAAATTTACTTTCAGTTTATGACTTGCAAAAAAAGGAATATAGATTTATTAATTTAAGCACTTTAATTAGTGTTACTATAAAGCAAAAAAAGTATTTTATTGATAACCTTTTAATTAATGATAAAAAAATATAATTATGAATTTAACAGAACTTAGAAAAAATAGACAAATAACGACAGGTCAAAATTTCCGTAAATGGGTTTATGACGTTGGAGATGAAGATACACTTTTTGTGATTTATTACGGTCAATATACAATTGAAGAATGTATTAATACTTCAAAAAAATGGGGCTTTGATTGGTCTAAATTTCATAATGATAATTTTGGTGGTTATATTGAACAATGGAAAAACGGAAAATTTGCCTTAATACTTGACCGCACTTATTATGAAAGTGAAAATTTAGAGGAATTGGAGGTAAAACTCCATAAGTATAATTTAGAAGAGAATTATTACAAACAAACATTTTTTGAATGGTTTAAAGGTGGTAATGTTATCGAATTAGAAAAGAATATTTTTTCTACTCAGGACGCACAATACAAAAATAAAATAAACGGTATTGACGCCCTTTATAAATATTTCACTAAAGAATTTAATAATTAAGATTATGAATTTATTAACACAAAATACCAAAATCAAAGAAACGGGTAATTTTCTAAAAAAGAAAGTATTCAATTTTAGTATCCCGGCTTATCGAAGCGAAACGGGAAAAGTTACTTGCCCCTTTGCGGATAAATGTATA